TGAAATGCTGAACGGATCACACCGATAATTAAGTCTGCGTTCTCTGCCATTGACTGCTGGAATGATTGAGAGTCCATAGCGTTTACCGTGAAGTCTATATTGACCTCATTAGTAGTTTGTCCTCCGCCACCTAACTGATCGTTAGGCACTACCGTTCCTGCTGTCTTAGGAATAAATAGTTCTGCGCCCTCTTCACCGACAATAATACTTTGTCCAGCATTAAAGTCTCCGCCCTCCGCCGCAAAGGATAACCCACCTGATAGCCCACTTGCCGCACCCAATCCAACTGACAGAGCGTTAGTTGCAGTAATTCCTGCCATCGCTGGTGCGGCATTTGCACCGAATGTAGCAAGTGATACCATTGCGGCGGCAGGAGCCCAAGCGGCGGCTGTGACTCCACCCATTGCCGCACTTGCCGTAGTCACTGTGCCTAATGCCATAATTGCTGTCTCAGTTTTAGTGGCTTGTGTAGTCGTGTCTAAAGTTGTAGCGGCAATCTTAAACAGTTTTTCCTTTGCCCAGTTAATAGCCATCTGTACGCCCATCTGGACAAGATTACCTATCACTGAGCTAATGATAGTTTGACCTAAACTTTTCATTGATGCACTAAAGCTCTTGCCGAACACTAATGCCTTTGCGGTCGCATTACCTATTCCTGTTGCAAGAGTGCCACCCTTTCCAAATATTTCAGCAGTCATTATTCCAATCTCCTCCATTGGAGTTCTGATTGTCTCTGCCATCTCTGCCCATTTTTCGTGAAACGCTGTCAATCCCTCATTGGCAACAACCATCTGATTGTTATTTTCTTCCTGCGCTTCGTTTTGACCGTTCTGTAGCTCTAACAGTTTTCTTCTTGCTTCCGCTTGCTCCTCTAGCTTTCTAATTAGCTCTATCGTCCAACCAAGTGCCTCACCCTCATTTACATCTGGTGTTCTAGTGGGTGGTTCTGGCAGTGAGGGAAGATTTAGCTTATCGTCTGTTGTGCCTATGCCTAAATCACCTAATGTACCTAAAGACACTATCTCCTCTAGTTTTTTAGCCAACCCATCGACTAGTGCGGCAGTGGTAGCTATAATTAATGTACCTTTTTTACCTAGAATAAACGCTCCAACTATTCCTGCTTGTTGCACCCATTCTGGTAGTGACCTAAAACCTTCCCATAAATCTTTTATTGATGAGCCTATAGTTCTAACGATTGGAGATAGTACATCTACAAAAGCAGCCGCACCGAATAACGCCTCCCTGAAAAATGTGCTTATCTCTTCACCTGCTTTTTTAGCATTAGCCGCTACTGACTTCTGATCCCCGAATAAGGTTTCTGATATATGGTCTAGCGACACCTTAATAAGATCAAATACACCTGCATCCATAACTTGATCTTGGAATATAGTCCAGCTACCTTTCAAATTTGATAAAGCACCCTGTAAGGTATTCATCTGGTCTGCCATTGCACCACCAAACTTAGTATTACCAATGTTCATCAGATACGCCTGAATAGCTTCTGAATCCTTTTGAACTTCTGTCGTTACGCCCTGAAAGGTGAACATAACTTTGTCACCCTCTTGCTTAGACTTAATGCCAAACTCTTTTAAACGCTCAAACTCCATAGTAGCCGCATCCGCAACAGCTTCTATCATTTGATTAAGGTCTTTACCCATAGCAGAAGCAGTATTACCAAACGAGGTTAGAGCCTCTTCTGACGGGTCTAATCCATACGCTTTTAGTTTGACAAATGCAGAAGTAACCTCTTCTATCTCGTAAGGTGTTTTAGTGGTGAATCTAACCAATTGATTAAACGCCACATTTGCTTTAACTGTAGAGCCTGTAACAGTCTTTAATTGCACTTTCAGTTTTTCGAGAGATGATGCTGTACGGATAAACCCTCTTGCTACTGCGCCAGCACCTAACGCCAGCATACCCGTTTGCAAGCTGAATATTGACCGCTTAATTCTATCTGCGGCTTTACCTATTCCAAGAATAGCTCGCTTTGCCTTAGATGCACCTGTTACAGCACCTCTAGGGTCAACTCTTATTCCTAATGTAGCAATATTTTCAGCCATTTTCTTTATCCTTTATAGAGAAGTATGCCAGCCATCCGTGCCACTCTTCTAAAGTTATCTCCTCTATCTCTGCTACCGTTTTTTGAAGTCGATCCGCAAGCCGATATTTAGCTAACAACTCCGAATCGCTGTTTAGTTTCCCAGCTGTTCATCCACTTCTGGTACAGCAGAGATTTCATTTACAATTCTAGTGATAACTACATCTGAAACTTTATTGAGCAGGGTAACTCTGTCTGATACATCAAACATTGATTCACCCTGCGCATCTTTAGCTTTCAGTATTAATGTGCGAATCAGAAACTCAATATCATCACTTTTAGCGAATTTAAGGAGCTTCTTCTTCTCTGCTAAGGTGAATGGGGTGTAATAAACTGTACAATCCCACTCTGGCACTTCAATTTGTTGTACTTCAAACGAATCAAAGTGCTCAATAGCTTTGTCAAGTACGTCCATTATGCTACCGTACCCCAAGTTACAGCACCGTTAAACTCAAAGCTGAAAGTTGTCTCAACCATACCTTCGCTTGTGCCTGACTTGCCTGTTTCTGTGACAATCGCAGAACCTGTGGCATAAGTATCGCCTGAAGTTGCACCCTCTGGATAAAGGTTTAATGTAACCTCTGCTCCAACAGTCATAGCACCTTGACCGCTTGTGTCTGTTTCATCCCAATACGCTGTTAGTGAGCCGTTTGCGCTGGTTAAACCTGCTTTCTTAGTTCTTGCAGTATCGCCCATTGTTGTGTCATCAATAGTCTCTGCTGATTCTGCGATATTCCAATCACGAACCTCTGCTACTGTATTTGATCCAACTTTTACAACACCCTCACTTCCTGTATGATTACTCATCTTCATTTACCTCTTTAGTTTTAGTGGATTTTGCAGGAGCTTCTAGCCAACCTGCACTTTTCATTTCATCTACTTTGCTGGGATGCGCCTTTACAGGATCACCCCCATTAGGTGGATATAATAAATTCTCTCTCATTCGTCTCTCCAAAATGGAATAGTAAGGTTCATTTGATGCCACTCATTACTAATTCCTGCGTTTGTTAAGCTCGCATTTCTGCAAACTACATCATCAAACTTCTGATCCTCAAATAAAGTAGCCAATGTATCAGCGTACCCTCTCAAAACACCCGAACCTTGATTTTTTGGTGCGAACATCTGAATAATAATTACTCCTGTATGTCGCTTTTTACTCTCTAGTACTCGATAACCTGAATCACCGTTTACTATATTTAATCTTATCCAAGCCGCATTATCTGGCGCACTAAATGCTACATTATCATAAGCTATCGCTGTAGTAGCCCATCCTGCGCTTAGCCTACCCTCAATACTCGCTCTTTCAGCCTCGAATGACATCTCTTATCCCTGCTTCAACTTCATTCAATGTTACTGCAAGCATTCCGCTAGGTGCTTGGTCACTATGTCCATTCTCTAAAGCGTTGATATATGGGAGGTTATTAGTTATGAAGATAACTTTCTCTCCATCGCCTTTCTTTAACCTTGCTCTCTTAGCTCTTGTTGCTTTATTATTCACGCTCAAATCTGGTGAACCCATACTGACATTCCAATTGCCTCTGGCTCTACCTGTATCAACAGGTGTCTTTACAGTAACTTTCTCGTAAATATCTAAAGCTACTTTACGCACCACTAAATCTAACTTAACGCCTGTCTTATCAGCGAAGCGTTGTAAATCTGCGTTAAAACTAACTGTTGACACGAAGCTGTATCTCCCAAGTTGCATCTGCTGGATCACTTTTTACATTAATTACGCCCCAATCTTTGCTACTGTGAGTAACTAGATCGTTTGTATCTGGTGATCCACTTAAATCCTCTTGCAAGAATGTTGCTTTCATATCTGTCGACATAATATGTATGCCGTCCACTTGTCGCTCTGTATAGCTCTCTAACAGGACTTTAATTGTAGTGCTAGTCTCGCTAACCGTAACCGCTCCTGTGGCTGTATTGTAGCCGCTGGAAGCTGTGGACTTGAATATAACACTGGTCCACAAATCTTCTGTAGCAGTTTTTGCTACCTTAGCTACAGCCTGAATTGTAGACTTTAATCCCATTAAGTTCTAACTACCGTTGCTGTCCCAAATTTCGCTCTAGCATTGATTGTACCCCAGCCTCTTAGCATCTCTTGAACAATAGTCGGCAGAACATCTGCTGTATCTGACTTATCAAATGTCACACTAATAGAGCCAACACCAACACTTGTTACGCCTTTACCGTCTGCGTTAGCTCCTAAGTCACCATCTTTCTTGATGTGTCTTGCAAGTTCTGCTGTAGCGTTCTTTATAGCAATTGGAACTGTAGCAACATCTACACTCTCGCTATCAAGTGTTAGCCATCCTGATCTTGGCACTCTCAATAATTGAGTGGTGGTTTCTTTATTACCGCTCCAAGATACACGCTCATCAAGCCATCTGGTTGCTACTTTGATACAGTTTTCTTTTTCTGTGTCAGTGCCTGTCCAATCTGCCGTTGCTGGATGCATAACATTATATGCGTCAGCCTCTGCTACTGTACAGTAAGCATCTGCGCTAGAACTACCTGCTGTAGCATCAAGAGCCATTATTTATACCCTGCATCCTTGAACTTTTCAACATTGTTCAAATGAACATTAGCCTTTAAGCCGTCTGACTTTCGTATCATAACGACAAACTCTACTTTTTTTGGTGCTGTCTTTTTAACAGCTTTTTTAGCTCTTTCCGTAGGCATCTTATTTTCCATAATTAGGGGGGTGGTCATAACCCCACCCCGTTTTTGATATGATTAACCCATCAAGATAGCAATGTTATCTGATTTCCACGCCTTAGTTCCCCAAGTAGCGGCAACCTCGATCATCTGTTTGCGATAACCTTTGTAAACACGAATCTCAAATACTAGACCTGAATGTGGATCAACAACTAGCATAGCATCATCAGCTGAATCTCCACCGTTTGGAACAGCAGGTGCTCTCATTCCTAATTCGATAGCGTTTTGATTAAACATTACGTTACCTGTGTAACTAGCACCAGTAGCGATAGTCTCATCATTAGCAATAATTGAACGCGCACCATTTGAGTTTAATACAAGTGAAGCACTAGTAGTCTGATTAGCAACAACATAGTTGTCAGAAGAACCACTAAATGAAACAACATCACCTGCGGCACAATCAGTAGTCTGAGTACCATCTACAGCGATAGCAGTATCACCAACTGCCACAGCACCATTAACAACGTGGTCATCAGAACCAACAGTAGTATGAGAAACAACTTGAGCAGACTCTTTAAGCATTACGCCAGATAGGTCAAGTAAAGTACCTTGACGTAACATAACATCTGAACCAGCAGTATTAACTTGATTCAATGAAGCAAGGTTACGAAGATTAGTACCAGCCAAAGTGTTCATTACTAAAGACACACGACCATCACCAGTAATACCACCATTGTCAGCAATAATTTGTCTTGCCTGTGCAATAGTATTGAAGTTTGAAGCGAATGGAGTAGTTCCTGCTGTACCAACTGCACGAGATGCACCTTGATAAGCCGCTGTTGCTAGGTCTGACTCAATAGCATTAGAGAGAGTACGCATAGCCTGTGCAATCTGGTCGCCATAAACAGTTTCATAACCTGAACCATTGTTTAGATGTTTAACATCTTCGCCAGTCATTGGAATCTGAACTGCTTTAGCAGAACTCAAAGTCATTGTTGAGCTAGTGATAGTCTGATCGTCACCCTGTGGGATAGTCATTGATTCAGTAATATCATTTGCTGTTGCTGATGCTGTTACGAATGAGCGAATAGTGTCGCCTTTAGCCGCACGCTCTGAACCTGCATTGATTGTTACTGACGGAATGAATCCTACAAGCTCACGACCTACTGTATCAGCCGCCTTATAGATATCACCAGCGAGGTTTGTTAATGTATTTGCCATTTTATTAGTCCTTAAAAAATTAAAAAATTTGTGAGGACTATAAAAAGTGCCTCATAACCTGTAAAAAATATACTTAGCTCTGCTAAATAAGGTTATGTAACACTGTTACATAATACATTTATACCACATCTTAAAATAATGTCAAGTTCTTTTACTCAATTACTTTTCCACCGCTTTTCGCAAAGTCTGATCTCTGCGATTGACCCATATTATCAAACTGCTCTCTAGTAACAGTCTTATCACCACCTCCACCGCCTCTATTGCCGTGCTGTGATCCACTACCGTTAGATGGGGTAAACAAGTGTGGAGCTGAACCTGTCAATCCTTTAACCCAGCTCTCTACACTCATCGGCTCTGTTGCGCCAGCTTCGTAGATTACATTTCCATCACCGTCCATAGGTGTAGCTTGACCATCTTTCAGTTTAAATACTGTTTTAGCTCGCAAAATAATATCATCCATTGCGGTTGGTGCTACTCCTTGCTTAGATGAATGATCTCTGACTGTAGCATCAATCATAAGCCCCTCTAACTGCCTCTGATAAGTATTGTTTTGCTCTTGTAGTGATTGGTATGCCTTTGCATTGTCTGCCTGTATGCGCTTTGTACGCTCCTCTACCAATTCATCTATTTTCCCATCATCAATTAGTTTCTTATCTTTTTGATCTAACTGTTTCTGCATCATATCTGCATATTGATCTAGATCAACATTTTTAAACTTATTAGTAAGATCGTCCATATCTTTCATTAGGGTAACATTGTTACCTCTAAACTCGTCTAGCTTACCTTTTAGCTCGTTATACTGCTCTGCTGTATATGTATTCTCATCGCTCATTTTTGATCTCCGATCAGGTTAAAAAATTAAGTTCCCAGCTAAAAAATCAGTCCTTTCTTTTCTTGTCAACATTTCCAGCTCGTCATAAGGTGCAACGCCTCTAGCAATCGCATCTTTTACCCCTTTATCTATCACATCTGGTCTATCCCAATTTATCCCAATAACTCTTGGCTCAACGCCAAAAACTTCCGAATGCTTCTTATTTACCCCTATGTTTAAGATTAACTCGCTTTACGACCTTCTGTTTTACGACCTTCTCCCCGAACTTCCTTCTTAAAACTTCCAAACTAATCTCATTGCCTGTTTGATCTACCATATCAGTAAACCCTAGCTTGCCTTTCTGCCACAAATCCCACTTACCTTTGCCCAATACATCTTTTTGGAACGCTGTAGGTTTTTCCTTTAGCCATTCCTCATAATTCTTTTTAGCTGATACTTGCCCATCCATTGATGCTCTTGTGCTTTTTGGTATCTCTTTGAACTTGCCTTTAGCTCCCAGCTCCTCCCAACTTTTAAGCACGGGTACTTGTGTTGATCTGCAATTCCAATGGGCTGTAGCTCCCACGAACTGTATTGAATGTCCTACAGGCTTTCGCTCGTTATCCCACTCTTTACCGTCAAGAGTTCGGCATATTGATGATGTTCTGTTATCAAGCGTAGATACCCATTCAATACCTTTTACTATGTCGTCATTATTCTTATAGGTTTGCAGTCTAGCCTCATTAGCTATTACTTGTACGCTTGTCCTTACTAAAGCCTCTGCGCCTCTGCGCTTGCCGTGCATAAAGCCATCTTTATACTTATTAGCTCTCGTTCCTCTAATATTGCGTACTATTTGAGCGGTTGTTTCACCCCTTAACATCCCTTGCCTTATCGTGTCTTTGAACTTTATCTCCATATCGCCAGCCTGTCTACTCCACCATTCAGAGCTAGGCGCACCCTCAATTAGTGCGTTCTTTGCTATAGATTCCAGCATCTCTTTACTTATACCTGTAGATAATGTGCTGGCTTTGATAGCCGTATTAATGCTGGAGACTGCTTGCCGCTCTGCAATACCTGCTAATTTTGCTAGGTTATTATCTTCTGCCTTGTCGATATTCTCATAGGCTGTTCTTATCGTGCCTTTAGTTTGCTTTAATAGCGCACCTAATCGTCTTCTTTGGGTTGATGTTCTAGTGATCTCATCAAGAGATACAGCTTCAAGTTCCTTTATCAGGGACTTCTCCAGCTTCCATAGCTCTCGCAATACCTCTTTACGCAATCCAGCATCAACTCTTAATAGGTCTACGCTATGACCTGTTATTTCATCAAGTATCTTGTCGTTTACGCTACTCACCTGTAGTCTGTAACTCTATCATTGCCTTTTCATCCTCAATAGATACACCCTCTGGCAGAACTTCCCCACGCTTCATATTGTAGAGGAATGTATCGTGAGATATTGAGCCTGTTTGCCAAGCTTGCATTAGCGCAGTCATATCTTGATTATTGATTTTAGTGTCTGCAAAATCAGTATTTAATTTAATGCTGATCTCTCCCTCTCCGTTCCACTCGCTCATCTGATTAACCGCATTATTAATCCCAGCCTCAACAACTTTAACTGCTGACATTAATACGCTCATTTCAGAGTTTTGGCGTAGTCTCAAAGTATCGCTGGCTTCTACTCCATTCTTTTGGCCCTCAATCAACTGCGCTCCAAGAGATGCCATCATTGACCGCTTCTCCTCCATTGCTTTTTCAAGAGAGGCTAATCCTGTACCGCTAAACTCTAAGAAACCAACCTGCGCTGATTCGTTAGGTATTGCCCACGCTGTTTCTGCGCCTAAAGGTATTTCTGCACTTGCCTCAACTCCGATAATGTAAGGCGTTGGTAATGCAGTGAAGTGTCTGCCGTGTTCTAAATCTGCGCTTGTTCTATAGTGAGAGAGGTTCATATCTGCCAATGCTAACAGAGGTGGTGTCTCTGGTGATAAATTAGCTCCATCAACACTAACGCCCACAAACGGAATATTTAGTAGTCCATCGCCTCGCATTGTAGGTTTGATCTCTTCTGTAATAGCCCATTTCTTGCCGTCATTTTCCCAAACTCTGACTATATAACTGCCGTCCTCTACTAGCAATTCTCTGTATCTCGTCTGATATTCTGACCTGTAAATATCTTTAGCATCTGTAACTCTATGCTCTTCTCGCAAGATTACCCGACCATCGAACCAGTTTGTTATCTGTTCTGTAGTGTAGCCTGTCAGGTATGGTCTATCGCTATAATCGACCAATACGCCCTGCCGCCCCATCAATAGTTGCTCACTCAACATATAACTTATAAAGCTCTTTAGTGATACGCCTGTGCCTGTAATATCATTCAGCCATTCATCACTTAATCCATCTACTACAGGATCCACTCTCATTACAGCACCGACCAAGCCATCCGCTGTTCTCTTTACTGCGTTAAAAAATGATGCTCGCTGTCTGTAGCCGTTGTAACTCTTCTCGCTCTGACTATTTAATTCTGGCAGATATGCTTTGCCAGCCGCTTTGACCGCATCTTCTCCGTCAGAAGTTACTCTGCATCTATTCCATTGTGGAAGTCTCTCTGCGTATTTCGGGTGTTGTTCATCAATCATTTTAGAATCCTTTAATTTTTACCGTTCCCATTTTGTGTGAAATAATAGGATATGTACGCACTGCGTAATACCCGAAGCCATCAATAATATGATCCAATCCACCGTCCTTATCTGGCACGCCATTTTTATCATAAACTTGCTGTTCTAACGATAACGCTAATTGTGGGCATTTGTCAATATTAACATAAATTAACCTATTATTATTATTATCACATAATGCTCTATTAGTTGCCGCTACTCTGTCTTTTATTAATCCATTTGAAGAGAGTGCATTAATAGCAAACCCAGCCTCTCTCAATAGCGTTATATCGCTTGTTGATGCGTTTGTAGTTTTTCTTGCTTTGCCGCTTGCATCTGGATATACAGTTATATTTCTGTCAGGGTACTTACCTTTAATTATTGAGATCATTGCTGGTGTATCTCTACCGTCTATTACTTCATCTGCCGCATAACTTTTACCGTCTCTTTTGACTATTATTACAGCCGCCATATTGTTTATATTAAAATCCATTCCAATATGCAAAGGCTCGCATTCTTTTATCTCTACATCTGTTCCATTGAGTTTTCTGTCGTAATAAGGGTAAACACTACCGCTGGTTAGATTAACAAACTCTCCCTCTATATACGCCTCTAGCAGTTGAGGAGGGTATGTCTCTCGCAGTAGATCAATGTAATTTTCTGGTAGGTGTGGATTGGAATATGTTGGAGCTTTAATTATTTGATAACTTTCAGTTGGG